TCATTTATATGGTATTATAACAATACTACATTTAACAAGGACTTATTTTATGACAGAAATTAATAACATTTTAGATGAACGCGGCAACCGTTATGGTGACTTTGCATCAAATGCTACTACTACACAACTTATTAAACAAGCTATTAATTTAGGTGATACCGCTGATAAGTTGGCATTTTATCAACGTGAGTCATTAGAAATGATAGCTCATAAGATAAGTCGTATTGTTAATGGTGATGCTAATTATATGGATTCATGGGTTGATATTGCTGGATATGCTCAACTTGTTATAGATAAATTACAACATGACAGCGATGAGATAAAAGAGTTACTTAATGATTTACATGACTCAGGTAGTGATATACTTGAACAAGGTGATGATATGCAAACTACAGCATTTTTAGAAAGGTTAGAAGGTCAAGATGACTAAAATACATGTAATATTTATTAGTATTATTGCTGCGTTAGCTATTTTCTATACTGAAAAGTCTTTTAGTCAAACTACGACCATATATGCACCAGATGGTTCTGTAACTGTTTGTCAAGTAAGTTCTAATGGGGTAATTATCTGTGTCTAATGGTATGAGAAATGAATTTGCAAGCCACACAGACTTTGGTTTTTTGCGTGGTTTGTTTGATGATAAACCTAATATTATACCTTCTAATTTAGATATGATATATGGTATTAATGGTCAATTTTTAGTTGCCGAGTGTTGTTGCAGCAGGTAATGTAATAACACCTACTTTATCTAATTGAATTAAACGTCTATAGTTAAACCTTAGTACATTTGTTAAATCTTTACGTGTTGCCTCTGGGTTTTTCTCTAAATACTCTTTAATCATTGCTGCATGTTTTAAATCATCAATTTCTGTATACATAATTTCTCCTGTTAAATAAAAAATTTTTATAATCCATTATTACTTTCAATTAATCTTTGCGTTGCTTCTGAATACTTGTTCATTGACTTATATTCTTCTACCTTATCACCTCTAAATAATGGTGTAATCTTAATATGATGTGTTGCATTTTTTAAGTCATTTAAATATGACAGTTCTTTAGGATGAAACGACCATAAATAAGACTTCTTTAGGTCACCAGACTTAACATCAAACTCTTCAAATAACCATGCTACAGGTTCTTTTTTAGCCATTAGTAAAACACCATCCTTCCTATGTGCGTTTTTTTGCGTTTACCAAACCATGTTTCTTTTGGCGGTATCGAATCATCATGAAAGTATAAAGCATTTGCAACTGGGTTAGCATATTTATTATAAATAATCGTATCAATAACAAGTAGTTTAGTCTCCAAATACGCCCTTTCATTAACTGGATGGTGGGACTCATCTTGCACAGCAAACTGATTATTAGCATAAACGACAGAGCATACAGAATAACCCCAAAGACCAGAACGTAACCTATTACGTATAACATTTATCACCCCCACCTTTTCTTCTAATGTTCTTGTATTGACTTCATGATACACAGCAGTCGCATAACACGCAATATCTAATTCTAAGTTATGTATATCCATTATAGACCTTTCATGCTTTTCTTGTGTCTAGTAAACCCATATAAGCGTATAATTCTATTACAAATCTAAAAGAAAGGAGAACCGCTATGTGGACATCACCATCAGCAACAGAAATGCGTTTTGGCTTTGAAGTAACAATGTACGTAATGAACAAGTAATTGTTATGCTTATGGGGATGCTCCTAGAAAGGAACATCCTCATCTGCACCTTCTACTGCTGGTTTACTTCTTGTTTCACCCTGAGTTTCTTTCATCTGTACAGAACCACTAATAAACTTACCGTTCTTACCTTCTCTAATCCAACCACTAATTCTAAATTCAATACCATCTACGTTTGCAGTTCCTGCATAATCAGGTCGTTTAGGATTGTCACCCTTATCATTCTTGTTTAATGTAAATGTGTTTGTGTTATCGTATTGCGCCATATATTACCCCTTTAGTTTTAAAATTGTTTGATCTACTTCGTCTAGGAACTTAACCACTTCAGCTTCTAGTTCTGCAATATAATCATTATCCCTGTCAACCCTAGAAACAAAGAGCTGTAATTCTACAGGGAAATTAGGATTATAGCTAACAAAATCTACCCACTTAGCACCAGTACAAGCTAATTGCCATTGCATCTGTGGTATGTATTTACTAGGAACTGACTTGCTCATAAGCGTATTAGTATGGGTTGTTTCTATAGGACACTTAATCTCTATAAGACCTGCATACTTACCTTCTTCTTCTGCATTTACTGCACCGTCAGGACTAGCACCACTATTCTTAATAACAGGATGGTCAAAGAAACCTACCTCTGTTACAGATACCCCTTTAGATTGCATATAAAGCTCTCTAGCAGCACTTTCTCTTTCAATCCCATCTAACATAGCCTGATTGACAAAGCTATCGCCTTTCTTGCCTGTAAGACGTTCTGATACCAATTGGACAAGGTAGTTTTGACGTGATGTAGATACACCTGTTTTAGTCTTGGCGATAACATCCGATATTCTGGATGCTGTCACCTTTCCTAATCTTTGCTGAAACCACTCATCTGTACGCTGTTCTATCATAGAAAGTCCTTACTAGATACAGCTTTTAGAGTTGGTTGTTCTGACTCTGGAATATCCTCACCGCTATAGATGTATAATCCAATACCATGTAATGCAATAGCCTTAGCTAGACATCTTTGCATAGCTGTATTAACTGCCATAGCATCTGGGTTAGGAATAGCTTGGTTTCTAAAGTTAAGCACAGGTAATTGTGAAGTCATAGACTTACCAAAAGCATGAACTGTGCAAAATACCATAAGTGTTTCACCGAACTGTTTAGGTTCGCCATAAGTCCATGTTGCAGTTGGGTCTTGCTGTAGAAGAGTATCCACAGCCCAAGCCCATGATAAATATGATAGACCATTCTTTTTCTCAATGTGGTCTGATACATTAATCTTACGTAGTTCGTTATAGTTCATCTTTCTCTCTCCTCTTGTTGATGTTGTTGCATCATTACTTGGTCGTAATGTTGTTGTTGACTCATTTGCTCTCTCCCATTTATCGTTATCTAATTTAAGTTCTTCATTCAATCGTTTAAGTATATTTGCTATATGCTCTAAACCATTCGCCATATTATATACCCCCAAAATACAAAAAGGAATAGCCATATCCATTTATTCATATTGCACCTGCTAACTTACCCATAACCCATATACATAAAGCTACGTAAGCCCAAAAAGCTATTGCAGTAATAATCATTGTTTTAATACTCATGTTTCTCTCCTGGTTAAAATTACAATAGTTATCTTAATGACCTAAAATAACTTGTCAAGTATTTTGTAGTAAATTACTAGAAATAAAATAGTTTGCAAATAGAAATACATTGTGTTAAGGTTTTGCCCTATGGAGATATTGCGTTACATTATATTAGATGAATTTGATGGAAAACCACTAAGAGCCTTTAGTAACAAGGCATCTGCTCTATGGTTTCTTGAGAATAGGTCTAATTGCAAGCTCCATATTCTGCCTAAGCCGCCTAAAGCAAAAGTCGTGCCAATGTCAGAACTTTATGAAGAATGTTTATTTTAAGGAGAGCAATATGACACAAACTGAATTATTAGAAAAATTATTAGTAGCACAAACATCATTATGTAAAATACAAAATATTATAGACTCATCAGATACTCATTTAATGGATGGTGGTATAGAATTAGATGAAGAAGAGTTAAGTACAATTTATGAACATATTTGTCAAGGTTTAGGAGATATGAATGTACAAGATTAAAAACTGGGAAAAGTTTAATCTCTATAATCCTAAGAACCCACGTTATCAAAAAAAGATGACGTGGTTTAAGTTTTATGGAACTGATTACATAAATAACGTAGAAATACATAAACTATCTTTTGAACAAAAAGCTGTTTTAGTAGAGTTATGGTGTCTTGGTTCTGAAAGTGATGGTGTGTTACCTGACAACTTTGAAATATCTTTTAGACTTCATTATCCTATTGAATTTATTGAAAAAATACTTGACCAGTTAGTTACTAGAGGTTTTCTAGTAGAAAACTATACGCCTGTTAGGATAGAGAAGAGAAGAGAAGAGAAGAAAAGAGAAGATATATATGTCGTTAAAACGACCAATAGGTTTGATGAATTTTGGGAAAACTATCCTAATGTTCGTAAAGTCAACAAGAAAACTTGTTTAGAAAGATGGGCTAATAAAAATCTTGACGCTATAGCAGATGAAGTGATAGGGTATGTAAAAAAAATGAAAGATACTCAATCATGGAAAGATGGTTTCTCACCAGCTCCATTAACGCTATTGAACCAGGAAAGATGGAATGATGGTGAAATGCCAACAGAACGTAAAGTTTGGGAAGGTGGTATTTAGTGAACATAGGTGAAGTGATAGATAAACTAACTGTCAATCAGTCAGTCATTACTGATTACTACGAACAGGAGTTTAGTCATGCAGAGTTTAAAGTTAAAAGTACGGATATATTTGCTGATGACTTGGTCAAGTATTTTGGTGAGGAAATTCATAGTGGCAAATCACTTGGCTGGATTAAGACGGAAGATAAGTTTCGTGTTAGGAATGCGGAAGTAAACATTCTCACCGGTGTATCAGGTCATGGTAAAAGTATGTGGTTATCACAAGTCATATTAGCTATGATGCGACAGAATACTAAATGCTTAGTAGCTAGTTTAGAGATGCGACCTGTATTAACATTAGCTCGTATGATTACACAAACTTTAGGATCACCAGAACCAACAGATGATTTTATTCGCAAGTGGACAGATAGAGCTAAAGACAAGTTATATATTTACGATCAAACAGGTGTTACTACTTCACAAGACATGATAGCAACGCTATACTATGGAAAACATATTCTTGGTGTAGATGTATTTGTGATTGACAGTCTTATGAAGATGAGTGATATATCTGAAGAGTCTTTAGAAGCTCAAAAGCTATTTGTAGATAAACTAGCAGTTGTGTCACGTGATTTAAACATTGCAATTTTCTTGGTGGCTCATACTCGTAAGATGAAGTCAGAGGATGAAATACCAGATGCTACAAACATCATGGGTAGTTCACATATCAGAAATTTATGCGATAATATTATTTGCGTATGGCGTAACAGAGCTAAAGAAAAGTTAGTAGAAGCTGGTAAAACACCTGAAGAAGAATTAAAGATTATTCCTGATTGCAAGGTCTTTGTTCAGAAGCAGCGTAATGCACAATGGGAAGGTAACTTTAATTTTTGGTTTGATCCTAAAGGATTACGTTACAAGGAGAGTCCATGACCATAAATGACTTTATCAAAGAATGTAAAAAACTATTTGGAAATGATATAGAATACAAAGCAACTTCTAAAGACGGACAAGTATTTAAAACGAAAGGATGGAGAGATGATAAAGTGGGCATTAACCAAAGACAATTTACCAATGTTAGTAGAGAAGTTAAAAACACTTGACTTCACTAAACGTTGGAGAGTAACAATCACAGATGCTAAACTAAATCGTAGCCTAGAACAAAACGAAAGACTATGGGAACTATACTCAAGCATAGGTAGCCATTTAGGTATTGAGAAAGATAAGATACACGAACTCATGGGATATAAATTCTTACGCTACCAAACAGAAATTGCAGGTATGCCTGTAGAACTTATAAAGTCAACAACTAAACTAACCACAAGTGAGATGACAGAATACCAACAACAGATAGAGGTATGGGGTCAGACTATGGGTTGGGGTTGGGACTATTAGTGAACTATAGAAATCCTAAACTACTTAAACTAGCAGATGGCGCACCATGTATGATGTGTTCTATGCAAGACGGAACTGTAGTGGCTGCACATAGTAATCAGTTAAGAGATGGTAAAGGCACATCTATAAAGGCACATGATTATCGTATAGCTTTTTTATGCCATCAATGCCACCACATGATAGATAATGACAAATCATTAGATAAACATGATAGAATAGCAGCATGGGAAGAAGCGCACAGAAAAACTATAGGTTGGTTATTTACTAACGACCATTTAGGAGTCAAATGAAATATTTAGTAGGTTTTATTGGTATATGCTTTTTACCATTTGCAGTCATATTTGTAGCTTTTGAAGCTGCATGTCAATTTGTAGTTAATGCTTGTAACGAGGAAAAATAATGGCATCTAAAAACGACATAACAGGTGATGTATTACAATCACGCATGAATAGTAAAGCGTTTGAAGAAAACTTTGATCGTATATTTAGACGCAAAGAAACATTTGAAGCATTAGATAAAACTGTAGAAGAAAATGAAGCATTGTTATATGAGCTTGATGATGGACAACTTACAGATGAGCAATATGCAAAAATAAATGAATTAGCAGAATATGAATTAAACAAATCTACAGGCGAAGTAGAAAAGCGTTTTATAGATGGCACATCTAAACCTAATGGAGAACAATTTGGCAACCAGCCCGACTCAACTGAGTCTTAAACTTTTAAGAGATCAGGGTTATACCGTTGCTATAGTAGAACATTGGAACGCATTTGCAAGAATAAGACAGGATCTATTTGGGTTTATAGATATACTAGCTTTAAAGGGTAAAGAAGTATTGGCGGTTCAAACAACCACAGCCACAAATATGTCGGCCAGAGTAACTAAGATCGGTAATAGTGAGTATGTAGGTGCAGTTCGTGAAGCTGGCTGGACTATTCATGTACATGGATGGCATCAAGACGATAAAAAGAAATGGCATTGTAAAGTTAAGGATGTCAGTTGAAATTTCAATCAGAGCAATATTATTACCAATACAAAGATGCAGTCATGGAAGCAATAGGCGAGGATAAAATGACTTGCCAAGATATGTCTTTAAAATTAGGTGTACATTACAACAGAATTAAATGGGTTATGTATAGGCTTAGAAATGAAGATCATCTATCATCATACAAATACAATGACATTACATATTACCTAAAACCTAAACCACATCCATTACAATCTATATTTGGCCATGAAGTAAAGTTTACAGAAGATCAAATAAAAGGCTCACAAGTTTATAACGAAAAAGATGCAAAACATAATTTAAGATTTAACCCAGATCAAGATTCATTTCATGGTAGTTCTATTGCAGGCGAAGGAGTGAAAATAGGAACATGACGCAAGAAGATATTATTGCTATATACAAAAAAGTATTTCCCACAGGATACGAACCAATTAGCGTAGAACGCATGATAAGGTTTGCCAGGCTCATAGAAGAAAAGGTTAAGTCTTGATAGTTTATAAAGTTAAAAGATTATTTGGCTTTATGAAGCGTGATATCAGAATGAGGTCATCAGATAAAAATAAAAGAATTTATGCAAAAATGAATAAGCTACGCAAAATGTGGTGGCATTTTAAAACAAGGTGGGATTAATGCTTAGTATGGATCGTTTATTATGTATATGCGAGGATTGGGCTTTATACATGAAAGCACATGATAGTCATAAGCTAGGCTTTCCCAAAAAAGCAGTAGGCTTTAGCTCAGGTGGCGAAAGTACTGCAGACGCTTTTGAGGACATGGTCAGTGCGCAAGATTTAAAAAATGTCCATACTTTGGACAGTATCATTCATTCATTGCCTAAGGAACAACAGGAAGCTATCTATACACGCTTTTTAAAAACTAGGAAGCCATTTGCTTATGAATTTAAGTTAGAACTTGCTATGGACAACCTTATGACAATTGCAGGCAGACGTATAAATGCCTAAAATAAAATGCACAAGCATAGTCATTTTTGATATAATCGAAGTTGTGGGATAATTGTATCTATATGTTCCGCATAAGCTCACTTAAAACGTGGGCTTTTTTTATATCATTACATAGGGAATCAAGTGAAAATCACAGTATGCCAAGATTGCGGAGACGTGTATGACTACACCGGATACCCTACTTGCCCTGAATGTATTAGAGATGGTGATACAACCAAAAAAGAAATACCCAAATTACTCCAGAAAGAACAAGATGCCTTACTCAGCCAAACAGAATAAGCTTTTTAGAGCCGCAGAGCATAATCCTGCTATTGCTAAAAAAGTAGGCATTCCACAAGCTACAGCAGCCAAAATGGCACATGAAGGTGTAAAGAAAGATCCCCATAAACTAGCGAAAGCCCTAATGAGTAAATAATATGATCGGTTCACCAGAAAAAAACT